GCTGGCTCCGCGTTCTGGTGGTCTTGGTGACTTGATCGTCACTGAATACCGTCCGCGCTATTCCGAAGCGACCAAGCTGAACCGTTCGTTTTCCGCTTCGATTCAAGCGGTGGCCACCACGACCGTAGGCTTGGCAACGACTTATACCGGCTTGGTGATCTCCAATCCGATCACCTCAACGATCGACATGCATCTGACCAAAGCGTCGATCATGCAATCGGTGATTCAGTCCACGCAGATCGAGGCATACGCTATTGCGATCGGCTACAACTCCGGCACCAACGTTACGCACACCGCAGCATTAACGGTAAAGAACAACCTCGTCGGCTCGTCCGTAGCAGGCCAGGGCTTGGCTGATACTTCCGCAACTCTGCCGACCGCGCCGACCTATCACACCTTTGTTCAGAACACTGGCACGGCGACTGCCAATGGCACCGGCTCCGTGATCGATCTTGAAGGTTCGATCATTCTGCCGCCTGGTGGTTATGCACTGTGGGTGACACCGGCTCAAGCGTCGGTTGCGGGCTTGTGGTTCAGTTTTAGCTGGCTGGAATTCCCGACTACCCAAGCTTAATAGGTAGATAGTGCATCCAAATAAATTCCTGGGGCGGGTTCGGCAGCAAGCCAAGCCCGCCATGTCGGAATCGGAAAAGGCCGAGCGCCTTGAATCGTTAAGTGAAGTTATTGCTGGTCGCCGTAAGGATTCGGTCGACGCTCGCAAAACATCCGGCATCGAAGATGTCTGGCTGAAATGCGAGGAAGCTTATCTTGGCATTGACGATGCGAACCGCCATGAATTCTCCCAGGCGAAGTGGGCTAAGCCGACCAGCATCAATGGCCCAGTCACGTCCAACAAAACGCCGAAAGACGATACCAAGTCGACGGCATTTGTTCTACTGACTTCGCGTTATGTGGACTTCGCATCGGCAAAACTCGGTGAAATCCTGCTGCCGATTGACGATAAGGCATTCGCATTCTCTCCGACGCCAGACCCTGATCTGGTTGCGCAGAAAGAGGATTTAAGCCCGCTGATCGATAAGATTACCGGCCAGCCTGTCATGCGTCCGATGACGGACGCTGAAATGCAGCAGCAGGCGCAGCCGGATAATCAGTCGGCCACGATGCCGCCGATGACGCCAGTCGCTCAAGGAGCTCAGCAAATGGTCGCGAAGACCATTGCCGACCAAGCCCAAGAGCTGATGGATAAGGCGAAAGACGCTGCAGAGAAGGCCGAAAGTCGTATCTACGACTGGATGACGGAAAGTAAATATCCGGCTGAAGTGCGCAAGGTGATCGCGGATTCTGCGCGCATCGGTGTCGGTGTATTGAAGGGGCCGTTCCCCGAAGTAAAGAAGTCTCAAGCCGTCACCAAGAGCAAAAAAGGTATCGTCCTTGAGATTAAGGAAGAGGTTGTTCCTACTTACCGCTGGGTCGATCCGTGGAATATTTTCCCGGATGAGTCGTGCGGAGAGAATATTCATAACGGCGATGGCATCTTCGAGCGGGATTTCCTCTCGAAGAGCATGTTATCGAAGTTAAAGAAAGAGCCTTATTACCTGCCGAATCAAATTGACAAGGTATTGGAAGAAGGCCCTGGCAAGGCGCAGGCGGAAGGCAGAAATCCGCATGAGAAGAAGACCAAGAATCGTTTCGAGATTTGGCATTACTACGGCATATTGAGCCGCAAGGATTTCGAGGCATCGGTCGGCGATGATGAGCTGATGGGTGAGCTCAAAGAAGATCAAGAAGATGTGTTTGCCATCGTATCGATGGTGAATGACACGATCATCAAGGTCATTTTGAATCCGCTCGAATCCGGCCGCTTCCCGTATCACACGATGAGCTGGTCGCGTCGCCCTGGTCATTGGGCGGGCGTTGGTATTGGCGAGAAGATCGATATGCCGCAGCGCATGGTCAATGCATCGACGCGCGCGGTCCTGAACAATGCTGGCATTTCTTCTGGCGTGCAGATTGTTTTGGATGCTGCATCGCTTCAGCCGGCAGACAAGAATTGGCACATTACGCCAAACAAGATTTGGCTCTTGTCGGAAGAGGGGGTTGGCAAGGATGTCCGGTCCGTCTTTAATTCGATAGAGATCCCGAACGTTGTTGCCGAGTTGATGCCGATTATTCAATACGGCATGAAGCTGGCCGAGGAATCGACTGGCATTGCGTTGGTGACGCAAGGGCAAGACGGCGACACGACGCCGCAGACCTTTGGCCAGGCAGAACTGCAGAACAACAACGCAAGCACATGGTTGCGCAATGTTGGTTACCGGTTTGACGATCAGATCACCGAACCGGTGGTTACCGAGTCGTATGAGTGGTTATTGCTTGATCCTGAAGTGCCGGACGATGAAAAAGGCGACTTTCAGATCAATGCCCATGGATCGATCGCCATGGTGGAGCGCGCGATTCAGGAACAGACGCTGTTGGGCTTGTTTAACGCGGCGACGAATCCAGCATACAAAATCAATCCGTCGAAGCTGTTTGAGGAATTCCTTAAAGCCAAGCGTCTTGACCCGCGCAAGATCCAGTACAGCGAGCAAGAGCAGCAGCAAATGCAGCAGCAGCCTCCGGCACCGCCCATTCAGGTCATGGTAGAGCAGGTCAAAGGCCAGAATGCTTTGGCGTTGGAAGACAAGAAGACACAAGGCGAATTAGCGCAGATCGCTGCCGAAGCCCAGCAAACACAGCAGCAGTTGCAAACTGGCGGCATGACGCCGCACATGGCAACGGCCACTGCGCAGATCGAGCGCGAGCGCATTCGTGCGGCAACCGCGGAGCGCGTGGAAGAGTCGCGCGCCCATGCGGAAGCAGCGCGCGCCGACAAGGAATATCTGATTGCGCAGCAGAATGGACAGTTCCGCCTGGAAGAAAAGCGCCTAGACCGCGAATTGAAGATTCTTGAGTACAGCGCCAAGCACAACCTCACTCTGGAGCAGGTCAAGGCCGAGCTTGCCAAGACCTCGATACAGGAAGAAACCAAGCGGCAATTGGCGGCGGCAGAAATCGAACTGGCCCAAGCCGAAGGCGACAAGGATCGTGCCGTCGACGTGCATAAGCACACGACCAGCTTAGTGCGCGACCAGATAACTACGCCAAACACGCCATGACGCCAAAACCGCCGTTCGTTCTGACGAAGGATGAAAGAGACTCGAAGCTTTGGCGCAAGCTAATGAAGCATTGGGAAGAGCGTTTAACGTCGCTTCGCATACAAAACGATAGCGATAGGTCTGAAACAGACACCGCATTATTGAGGGGCCGCATTGCCGAAGTGAAGGCGAATATGGCTCTTGATAAGGATTCACCAGCAGTAGACATCGCCGCCCCGGGTAACTGGCACGGCAAGCAGTAGCGACCCACGCCATTGGCGCCGGTTGTTGGTAGACGAGCCCCGAGCTCGTTTTTTATTTGTGGAGAAGTAAATGACCCAAGAAAACCTAGCAGCAGACGAAGCACAATTTGAATCTGGTTACAGCGATGTTCCCACGGAGACGCCGGAACGCACGGAAGAGCCAGAGACAAAGCCGGAGCCTAAAGCTGAAGAGCAAAAGGCTGATGCAAACGATCCGCTGAAAGAGGTTTTCGCAAGGCTCGATAAGTACGAAGCCAGTCAAAACAAACTTGCTGGGCATATTGGCGGGTTGACTCGCACGCAGGACGAAATCAAGCAACTCTTGGCCGCCTCGAAAAAGGCCACTGAGACTGTTGCAGATGCTCCGACCGATGCGCAGGTCAAGGAAGCCATGAAAAGCCCGCAAGAGTGGGAGTCCTTGAAAGAGGATTTTCCGCAATGGGCAATCGCGACCGAGAAGTATATGGATGCAAAGCTGGCCACGTTGAAGGCGCCGCAAGCTTTGGACCCAGCCGCCATTGAAAAAATGGTCGGTGAGCGTGTTGCTGGGCAGTCGGCAGAGATCAAGCAGGCAATTGTCAATGACACGATCGATGCCGTATTCCCTGACATGGACTGGCAGGAAGAAGTCAAAAAGCCTGAATTCGACAAATGGATCAAGAGCGATCCTGATTGGACACCGGAAGCAGCAAATCTGGCCTCCATCAAGACAGCGCTGGCAGATCCAAATTCGGCGCTTTCCAAGTTGGTCAAGGAAAAGCCACGGTCGAATGTCACGCTCTATGTTTCTTCGAAGGTCGGCGATGTAGTCCGGCTGCTTCGTAAATGGGAACAGCATAAAGATTCGCTTTCCCAGGCAAAAACCGAGCCGAAACAAGACACCTCCACAAGGACAAAACGATTCGCGGCAGCAGTAGCACCGCGCGGAACTGGCGGCCATGCCCCAGGCCGATCGGAACTTGACGATTTCGAAGCTGGCTACCGCAGCTAGATCGTCGCAACGCAATACAAAACGACCCGCTTTGAGCGGGTTTTTTATTTTGTAAATTAATTAGGAGTAGTCATCATGACGATGCAAACCTTTGCCCTAACCGCAGGGCGTATTAACAAGTTCAAAGGAGAGATCCTTAAGCATGCGAAACCTTACGAAGTCCTGTCCAAGGTCGGTCGTCAGGTTCAAATGCCGCAAAACAACAGCGACACCTATGTAGCACGTCGCTTCCTGCCGTATGGCGCAACCTCTTCGGCACCGAACGTTTTCTTCCCGACCGCTACCGGCGACCGTGGCAACACGCTCGTTCAGGCGCATGTTACTCAGGAAGGCGTTACCCCGACTCCGGATTCCATCACTCCGGTCGACATCACCGAAGTCGTTCAGCAGTATTCCTGCTTGTACGGCTTCACCGACAAGACCTATAACCTGTACGAGGATGACATCCCCGAGCAGATGAAGATCCAGATCGGCGAGCGCGTTGGCTTAGTCAACGAGATGATCGTCTACGGCAAGCTGAAGTCCTGCACCAACCAGTTCTATGGTGGCGCCGGCACTTCCCGTGCAACCGTTGCTGGTCCGATGACCTTGAACCTGCAGTCTTCTGTCGTTCGCTCCTTGATCGCCAATCACGCGATGCCGATCACCCGCCTGCTGGCTGCGTCTCCGAAGTTCGACACTTCCCCGGTTGAAAAAGGCTATTTCGCCTATACCCACTCGGATCTGGAGCGTCAGATTCGCGACCTGCCTAACTTCGTTCCTGTTTCGAAGTATGCATCCGGCTCTCCGGAAGAAGGCGAAATCGGTTCTGTTGAGCGCATCCGCTACATCTTGTCGCCGGATTTGCCCAGCTTCCAAGATGCTGGCGCAGCAGTCGCTTCGTGGACTGGATCCGGCACCGGTTATTCGACCACCGGCACTTCGCTTGACGTCTACCCGGTCATCATCATGGGCGCTGACGCATTCAGTCAGATCGCTGTCCGCGGTTTGGACGCTCTTGACCCGACCTTCCTGCCGCCTGGCGAGAAGAGCAAGAGCGATCCGCTCGGCCAGCGTGGTTACGCCGGTACTAGCTGGTGGAAAGCCACGATGGTTGAAAACCAGTTGTGGATGGCCGTAGTGAACGTTGCTCGCCAATCGTAATAGGACACAGGCCGGATTAGTCCGGCCAATTTTTTAGGAGCTTATTATGCAGGCATCAATCAGCCAATACCTGGCCGGTATCCCAGCAGAACGTATTCAGGCGGCACTCATCCCGATTCTGAATGCGTTGGGTGACCGTCTTTCTTCTCAAACACTTACCTCTGGTGCATTGCGTATCAAAGGTGGTAGCGCATCTGCTCTTGCCCAAACCAATGCCGCTTACTACGGCATTGCAAACGGCAAGCTGGTGACCAAAGCAACCACCACGGATATGGCGGCATTGTCCGGCACCGTGACCAATGCGAAGTACAACGTGTTCTGCTTCTTCATCAATTCGGCAGGCACCTTGAGTACTTCGATGGGCATTCAGGCTGGAACCCTGGCCAATGTCACATTTCCGCCAATTCCGCAAGGCAGCGCAATGATCGGTTTCGTGATCATCAACCCAACCGGTACTGGCGATTTCGTCGGCGGCACTACGGTTTTGGATGACGGCACCGTCACCCCGAACGCCGTGTTCGTCAATACGGTGGGTGCCTTTGATCCCAGCATCGCACTTTAATCAAATTTAAGGAGTAATACACATGGACGCTTTAACTCAAGTACCTATCACGATGTGCACGATGAAATCGGCCATCGCCGCAGGCACCACCACCACCATGAGCACCACCGGCACCACCTTGTACTGCATCAAGGGCAAGGCATATTCGACGGCCGCCAAAACCAACTCGGCTTCGCCGACAACCGACGCAACGACCGGTGCCGCATTTGTGGCTCAGGCAATCGGCGAAGGTTGCGTGTACGTTGTCGGCTTGGATTCCAGTGGTGCCTTCAAAGTATCGCAAGGTTCTCGCGTTACTTTGGACGCAGCCGGTAACTTCCGCGATCTGCCGCAATTCCCGGCTGTTCCGGACACGACTTGCCCGATTGGCTATGTGCTGATTCAGTTGGCTCCGTCGACTGCTACCACGCCGGCTGTTGCCACCTGGACGTTTGGCACGAATAACTTGTCAAGCGTAACCGGTGTTACCTATACCTTCGTATCGGTAATGACTTTGCCGGATCGTCCGCAAGCATCGTAATCATAGCTCTACCGTAGTAACGAAAGCCCACCTAAGACGTGGGCTTTTTTCATTTCAGGAGAAGAAATTATGGACGCAAAAAACGCACCGATCAGCCGGGGTCGGAAAGAAGTCAATACCGGTGATATGCCCATTGCTCAAAAGGGCGCTGTTGATCTTGACAATATCCAGCGCGGCGAATCGCTGATTGAGGTCGCACCGGATATTACCAAGGATGACGAATACCAAGCTGCATTGGCCTTTATGGAAGAGCCGGTCACCATTCGTATCGAAAACAATTCGAACGCAGATTTCCCGGAAACGCACGTTCCCTGCGCCGTGAACGGCAAGGGCGCTGAAGTCTTCCAAAACGGTCAATGGATTCAAATGACTTGGCTGCCGATCGGTTACCCGCTGATCGTTAAGCGTAAGTACGTGGAAGTGCTGGCACGCTCCAAGTCCGACTCCATTCGCACCCATCACGACGATGCAACGGTCGAGCGCCCGCGCAACACGCTTCATCGCCACTCTCGCTCGAACTATCCGCTGTCGATCATCGAAGACAAGAATCCCAAGGGCCATGAGTGGCTTTCTCGCGTTTTGATGGGGCATTAATCCGTGAACTACCTCCAGCTCGTCAACCGGTTGCGCCAGAACTGCGGCGTTTCCGGTTCGGATTTGACTACCGTTGTTAGCCAGACCGGCGAATCCCTTCGCCTGTGCAACTGGATCAATGAAGCCTGGATGGACATTCAGAGCGTTTTCCATGGCTGGCAGTGGATGCGTTCTACCGTGACTTTCCCCACGGTGAGCGCTCAGCCGACTTACACGGCGACGCAAATGGGATTGACTGATTTTGGTAGTTGGGCGCGCGACACGTTCCGCAATTACGCCAATCCTGCCGTCACGCTCACGATTGCCTCGCCTTGTGTGGTGACTTTGTCCACTCATGGCCTCTCAGTAGGAGATACGGTCAAGTTTTACACAACTGGTGCGCTTCCGACTGGAATCACGTCAGGCACCACGTACTACGTGGTTTCTGTGCCGAGCTCAGACACATTCACTTTCTCTGCGGCTTCTAGCGGCACCGCAGTTAATACCAGCGGTTCGCAAAGCGGTACGCACACCATCACATCAAATAACGCAACGGTATTTGCCGGCATGAAGTCCGAGATTTTCATGCCATACATCGATTACGAAGTGTGGCGTGATGGTTACGAGTACGGCGCATTGCGTCAAGTGCAGACGCGACCGACCGTAATCACTATCACGCCGGATAAGTCGATTGGCTTGGCGCCGTTCCCTATCGCCGGATATACGGTGCTCGGTGACTACTATCGCATTCCGACAGAGATGTCTGGCAATACGGATATTCCAGCACTGCCGACGCAATATCACATGGCAATCGTCTACAAAGCGATGATGGCCTATGGCTCCTATGAGGGAGCATCCGAGGTTTATCAGCGCGGCGAAATGGAGTATTCGAAATGGTTGCGCCGCATACATCGTGATCGCATGCCGGAAATTATGGTTGGCGGGGCTTTGGCATGATGAGAATGCCGGAGAACGAGACCGAATATTTCCCGCTGCAGGGTGGTCTTGATCTTCTAACGCCGTCGATTCGCATTGCTCCTGGCAAGTGTGTCGATGCGATGAATTACGAGCCAGAGATCAGTGGTGGGTATCGCCGCATTGATGGCTATGAGCGTTTCGACGGCCGCACGTCACCGACTTCCGCGCAGTACTGGGTTTTGCCGATGAATATCACCGGCACGATCGCAGTGAACAATACGCTGACTGGTGCAACCAGTGGCGCGACATTGAAAGTGTTGTCGATTGTCGGGTCGAACATCATTGGCGGCCGGCTATCCGGCACGTTCGTATCAGGCGAAAACATCACGATCAGTGCGGTCGTGGTTGGATCGACGACCGGCGCAGCCGTACTGGGTGGCGCGGCGACTGCCGATTTGGATGCCGATTACACCTTGCTTGCAGCGAATGATCGCCGCAATGACATCGGCAAGGTGCCAGGAAGCGGCCAGATCCGCGGCGTATGGGTGTACAAGGATGTCGTCTATGCCTTCCGCGATAACGCGCTCGGCACGGGCGGCGACATGTACAAGTCGACGACTTCCGGCTGGGTGCAGATTTCGTTTGGCAAAGAAATCCAGTTTTCTGGCGCGACCGGACAGATTTCAGATGGCGCATCGATTACTGGCGCATCTTCGGGTGCGACAGCAACTGTCGTGCGCGCGATGCTGCGCAGTGGTACGTGGACTGCATCGGGTACCGGGACACTGATTCTTTCTGGTGTAACCGGCACTTTCACCAATGGTGAAAACATTCAAGTCGGTGGCGTGACGAAAGTCGTTGCGGCTTCGGGCTCAACCAGTATCACGCGCGCCGCCGGCGGCCGTGTCGAATGCTGCAACTTTAACTTCACCGGATCCACGGCGACCGAGAAGATGTATGGCGCCGATGGCGTGAATCTGGCGTTTGAATTCGATGGCACGAATTACATCCCGATTAGAACGGGAATGGCGGCCGACACGCCGACTCATGTCATTGGGTACAAGAACTATCTTTTTCTATCGTTTCTCGGAAGCGTCCAGTTCAGTGGTCTTGGCGCACCGTATTCATGGACAGCGGTATTAGGTGCAGGCGAGATCGCAACGGGCGATACGGTAACAGGATTCTTGCCGCAGGGTGGTGATAGCTCTGGATCGTCCATGGCGATCTACACCAAGAGTAAGACTTACATCCTTTACGGAACGTCGGCATCCGACTTCAAGCTTGTTTCATCGAATTGGGACATTGGATTTTCTGCATACACGATGCAGATGATCGGCAATGGCGCGTTCGGCGTAACGGCGCGCGGCGTGCAGCAAATGATCACGACGCTGCAGTACGGCGATTTTGACTATTCCAGCGTTTCGCATTTGCTCCAGCCGTTCATGGCAAATCGCCTTGGTTTGGAATGTGCATCGACGACATTGCGCACAAAGAACCAGTACCGCATGTTTTTTACTGACGGCACCGGCTTGGCTGTTGGGTTAACTGGCGACAAGGTAAGCGGCATTCTGCCTTTGAACCTTCCGGCAGTCGTGCGCTGCATTGTGACGACCACGCTTTCCACTGGAGCGGAGGTGACTTATTTCGGCTCGGACGACGGCTATATCTATCAAGCCGATACCGGCACAAGTTTTGACGGTAGCTCGATAGAAGCGTGGTTGCGTCTGGCATTCAACCACACGAAGTCGCCGCGTTTGAGAAAGCGCTATCGCCGCGCAGTGCTGGAGTTGACCGTTGCGAATTATTCGCAGGTCAATGTCAGTTACGACCTTGGATATGGATCGTCTCAAGTCCAGCCATCCGTAGCTGTTTTGAGCTACTTGACTGGCGGCGGCGGTTATTGGGACCAGTTCACTTGGGATCAATTCAACTGGGATGCGCAGTTCATTCTTGACCCAACCATTCCCCTGGATGGAACCGAGAAAAACATCTCCCTTCTTTTTTACAGCAATCGGGCACAAGACAAGTCGCACACGCTGCAGGGCGTGACGCTGGTCTATACCCCAAGACGATTGGAGCGCTAAGTGTCAAACGACTATTTCAATCATTCAGATGGTCAACCGATCACAGGTTCGCGCGGATTGTCAGCGAACATGCGTTCTGTGTTCGATCAAATCGTCACTGGATTTGGATTATTGCCAAGTCTTTCTACGCTCTTCACCAGTAAGCAAAACTTCCTGGTCGATTCCGGCACGGCGAACGCCATTGTCATCTCTTCCCCAAGTTCGTCAATTTCAGCGATCGCCGATGGCATGGAGTTTCGTGTGCGTGTGGCGTACGCCTGCACAGGCGGTACGCCGACGGTAACGATCGGCTCTCTTGGCACATTCAATGTGACGCACGGCGATGGCACACAACTTGTCGCCAACGATTGGACCGCGAACCAGATCGTCACGTTTACCTACTGCTCTGCAACCGCAACCTTGCAATACACAGAATGTTCGACTTCGGCGCTTGCCTTGAGCGTCGCAGCCGGCACTCCTTACGCATCAACACCTAGCAAGGTCGCTCGCGGCGGTAGCGCTGGCACGCAAGCCAACTACGCCAGAGGCGACCACACCCACGCAAGTTCATTCGAAACAGAGCGCGCTATTCGCCGGGCTCGCCTTTACCAATTCTCATAGGAGAAAACATGATTGACGTCACATTGCCCGGCTACTACGACGTAGCCGCGGTTTCCTTTTCCAATGCCTGGGGCACCAATGCAAAAGTCCTGGTCGATGTCTCTCCGTCGCAGATCGTTACGCTGTTATCCAGCGAAACAGCTTTCCCTGGCGAGACTACTGTGCGTCAACAGATTCTGCGCGGCGGTTCGCGTGTGATCGACGGGCTGATTTCAAGTACCGACACTGCTTCCAAGGTATTGGCGATTTATATCGGACAGCAATTATCTGTTTATAGTGGATCGACTGCCGGCCAGTATCTGACCGCTTACACGGCAATGGGTACGGTGACTACGACCGCAACGACTAATTCCACGATCACACGCACAACCGGCTCATTTATCACAGAAGGCTGGCAGATCGGCGACTTGGCGATGTGCTTTGGCGCCGTATCGGCCGCCAATAACGGAACGGTCAACGTGGTGACTGCGGTCACCGGCACGACTCTCACCGTATCCGGCACGACCGGCATCTCGGTAGCTGAGACGCAGGGCGCTGGTTTCCGTGTGATTCGCGTATCTAACAGTACAGCTCGCTCTGTTGCGACGCTATCTGGCACTGATGGCTCGACGGCTGCTGTTCCCCTGATTGGCGGAACGCTGGATCCGCGCGTCGACAACAACCCTTACGGAATCATGCTTGGCCAGCGCGGCATGCTGATTGTGGCGCCCACGACCGCTGTCACCGCCACCAAGAAGATCGACGTTTCCGCTCACTTCGCACTGTACTAATCATGGGAAATCCAATCACAGCAGGCTTGCCTGGTGCTGGCAATTCGACCGTCATTGACCCAAATAGCTACTATCCGATTGGCTTTGTTTTGCAAAGCCCTATCAACTTGGAGACTTTGTATCCTGGCAAATGGCTGGCGCTTGACGGGCGAGACGTAACCCGCACGCAATACGCATCTATTTCAACGTATTATCCGATTAACGTCACCACTCCCACAGCTCGCACGCTTAACGCAACCCCTGGTCAGGTCGCGCTTGCGGCAGACACTTCTGTTTTTGTAATGGCAGGGGCAGCAGGAACTTCTCCGCTTCAAGCAACTGGAGATAGTGGCGCTTCGTTCAGCACGTCGGCAACTTGGGGGGCTTCTACTGACCCGCAGTGCATTATCACTGCTGGCACACGTTTTGTGATGTGCGGTACTGCGGGTGACTTGACAGCGCCATACGTTGCTAATACAGGTCAGACCGCTGCAAACATCGTAGCAAAATCCAACTGGACTGTTACCACTGGCGGCTTCGTTAACAGCATCCGTCACGCGATGATCGATTGCCGCTCTCTTGGTTTGGTCGTTGGTATTCCAAGTGGCGCAACCACTTCTGTTTATACCCTAGCTGATGGTGCAACCGCCTGGACAGCAAGAACTGTTACTAGTGCTACCTATACGGATGCTGTTTGGACTGGTACTAAAGTCATCCTCTTTGGCGGTACTAACTTTATACAAACCTCCACGAATGCTACGGCATACACAGATGGATACCTACCCTTCGCGCCGAGTTCTTCTGGTTTTTCCGCGGCGTCGGATGGTAGCGGAACAGTGGTCGTTGTGGAAGGCCCGGCTTCGAGTGGCGCGTTCAACATTTGGACATCTACGGATCATGGCTCCACTTGGGGTCGTTACACCTTACCGTTAGATAGCTACACAGAAAACAACAGTGCCTCAACTATCGGCAACCATTCGCTCCAGCAAGTGCAGTATGTGAATGACAGATTCATCATCACCACTACTTCCACAAAACTTACGCTGATGTCGAAGAACGGAAAGCAATGGTTTAACGAAAACCCTGGTGTAAGGGCCGCTGGCAATCTAGGTTCCTCTTCCGCTCCTGGTCGCATCAACGCTTACGCCTATAACGGAACAGTTTATTTCGGCATGGGTACTGGTGGTACTGGTGCCGCTCTGAGCTTTGTAGACGACACCACAAAATTCAGGTTGACGTGCACGGCTCCCCGTGTTGGCGGCTCAACCGGCGCAAACCAACCGACGAACGGCGTATCGTTCCAAGAATATATAAAGGTGGCTTAAATGATTAGCTATCACAATCACCATGGATGGCTATCTAATGAGCCAATTGAAGGGCGTGAAGCGTTCATTTTTAATGAGACTGGAGCGAAGGTATTTGTTTCTGCGCCAGATGGCTATTGCGGCTCTCCAATGGTCGGCCAGCCTTGGCCGAATTGGACAGGAGATCGTTGGGTAGTTATTGACTATTATCTGCCACCTGTTCAGCAAGATGATGAGCGAGATACAAAAATGACAGTACTCGCATTCCGCAATCGCTTTACGGCGATGGAAAAACGGATCATCAATATTGCGTCTGTTATTGACCCCGCCGCTTCCCAAGATCATAAGAACTTTGCCGCAGATGTAAGGGCAATGCTCGATGACATCAATGCCGCGAAATATATCGATGTCAGCCGACCAGATACACGCTACGGCGTGCAGATGTTGGAGCAAGCACAGCTAATCGGCGTTGGCCGCGCTGCTGAAATTCTCGACACTCCTATCGCAGACCACGAAAGGGCTTAATCATGAAAAAGCTATTGTTAGCGCTGATCATCGCGATCAGTGCGGGGACTTCTTTTGCCTGGGATTGCCCGCCTTCTGCTAGTTATCGCTGGGAGATTAACGGCGACCGCTATGCCTTGTGCATGTCAACTGACGGCGCGGACATGATGAACCTTATCATCGCCACGAACAGTGGCGGAGGATGGTCTGGAATTGGCATTGTCGACGATGACGTGACTAACGAAAAGATCATGTCATATGGGTCCATCTATAACTATTTTGCATCCAAACTTCCGAAAGCAAACGCCATTATCCAAAGTCGAATTTATGGCCAGAAGCCTTCGTTAAGCGACAAGGTAGGCGGGGTTATTTATGACCTGCCGAAGGATTTTGTGTTTGACCCGGCAGCCGGGGTATTGCGCTTCAACAAGCAGCCGCCGCTTTCCCACGCAAGATAACAATGGACACGCTGACCGTCGTATTCACCAAGAGAAAATGGAATCTAATCTCTTGGCTGATCCGCTGGATGCTGCCGCGCAGCCAGTTCTATCTTGCCTTGTCTTCGCATTGTCAAATTGTCGATGGCGATCACCGCATTGAAGCGCACATGCTCTACGGCGTGCGGCGTGTGCCGGCAGATGTGGCGATGGAAGGGGTTGAGCCAGTTCGCACAGTGCATTACACCGTGCCGAGCGAAGAAGATGGTCTTGCTTGGGCGCGTGATCAAGTTAAAAAGAAATATGACTGGCTGGGTGCCTTCGGCCTTGGCCTTGCGGTTGACCGCGACTGGCAGAAACCGGATGCCTGGTTTTGCTACGAATTGGCGGCTTCGGCAATTGTACATGCCGGACGCGACTGCTTCGCGGACACTGGCCACATCACAGAATCGGCGCTTTTGTCGATGAAACCATAAAAAACAACCAACAAAACGAAAGGGAAAACATGGCAGAACCAACTAGCACAACCGCAGCAGGCGTCGCAATTGCTGCGGGGACGATTACTCTGACGGGCACGATTTTTGGCGTGCACTACGACGCTTTGCTCGGCGGATTTTTCGGCGGGTTGGTGTCGCTTTCCTACCTGCCGGCGGCAACGATCTGGCGCATCGCCGGATCTGTCGGCACTTCTTCAATACTTGCTGGCTTCTTTGCGCCGATTGCCGCGGCAGCCGGTTCGAATTACTTTCCGTGGGTTGCCGGCCTCGGCGACTTCACTCGCATAGCCGCAGCCGTTGTCATCGGTCTTGTCGCACATGCCGCAATTCCGGCTGCCCTGAAGAAAATCCAGTCGTTCGGAGGAGCGCAATGATTGCAATGGCACTGATGGCGGTCAACTGGGTTGCTGCCCTCGTTATCCTTATTCTCGGCTTGTTCTATGCCATCAATAGGATGAGCGGCGAAACAATTCACTGCATCAGATTTGCATGGATCTGTATGACGACAGGGGCGCTATCCGTACTGATGGCGCCGTTGTTCGGATTCGCCCACCCTAGTTTTTGGCAGACCCTGATCAATGTCGGCATTGCGGTATTTTTACTCGCTGATCGTCTGCGTGGACGGAGTATTGCATGGTAACTCTGGAGCAGCTGGTCGCCATCATGCCGTACTCCAGGTCGCATGCAGACCAATTCATTGACGCGCTCAACCAGGCAATGGATGAGTTCGAAATCAATACGCCTGACCGCATGGCGTCCTTTCTTGCTCAGATTGGCCACGAATCGGCCCAGCTCCGGTATGTCAAGGAACTTGCTTCTGGCGCTGCTTACGAGTGGCGCAAGGATCTCGGAAACACCCAAGAGGGTGATGGAATTCGGTTCAAGGGGCGTGGGCTGATTCAAATTACCGGCCGCACGAACTATGAACAGTGCGGCAAAGCTCTTGGCTTGGATTTGATCGCGCATCCCGAATTGCTTGAGCAGCCGGTCAACGCTAGCCGATCTGCCGGCTGGTTCTGGAAAACGCATGGCTTGAATGAGCTTGCCGATGCCGGTGATCAAGCGAAGATCACTCGTCGCATCAATGGCGGCACGAATGGTCTTGCTGATCGCATGGAACTGTTCGAAAAAGCCAAAAAGGTCCTGGCATGAAATACATCCTTTCAGCACTACTGATCGCAGTTGCGCTGTCAGGGTCTGCTGCGGTTAAGCAGCAAGATGGCTCCGTAATGCTTTCCAAGGAGGAGGTTGAAAGCTTGGCCAAGTCCTACGAGACCATGGTCGAAGAGGGCAAGCGGCAGCAAGAGCTGATCAAGGAATTGGAAAAGAAGATCGAAGCATTCGAGAAAGGTAAATGCATATGAACTTTTCTTTCGAAGTTAAAGCGATCATCGCCGCCATTTTGCTTGCTGCAGCCATCGCATTTCTAGGATGGCTGCACCACAAAATAGACAAGGCCGGTTACGACCGCGCCATGCGCGAAGTGGCCGCAAAAGTTGAGGCAGACCGCCAGGCTAAGGAGGCCGAGATTGCCGGTGTAGGAGTTGCCTTCGCTGAGACAGCGCAGAAAGAGCGTGTTGTAACCAAGACCATTATTCAACAGGTGGACCACTATGTACCGACTACTGATCCTTTGCTCTCTGGCGGTTTCCGGATGCTGCACGACGCCGCAGCCATCGGCAAGCCAATTGACGATACCAGCCGAATTAATGCTCAAGCCGTTACCTCTCAAGACGTTGCCCGCACCATCGCCGAAAACTACGCCGATTGCCGATACGAAAAAGAGCGGGTAGCTGCGCTGCAGGAAATTGTACGCACATTGAATGGTAAATCGAAATAAGGAAGTTACATGGCAATCATCGCATCAGTTAAAGACAACCAGGCGCAGGTAGATCCGTACCCGATGCCGAAAATGGCTGGTCCCGATCCGTATCCGACCCCGCAAATGGCTGGGCCAGATCCATTTCCGCAACCGCAAATGAGCACTCCAGAGCCGGTTATTGCCTATCCAAAGCCAACTATTGCAGCCGGCGGCCTGGATCATTTGCCGCAGTCGCTTAGTGTCGGTACGTCAACCGCAAGTAATGGTGCTACTACGTCAAGCACTCAGCAATCAAATCAGGCCTCTGAGACGAGCGGCAATATTTCTTCGCCAGGCGGATCTCTGCCCGTCAATTTCCCTGCGCCTGCCGGGAATATTTCGGTTGGTAACGTCGCAGCACCCAACGCGTCGACCTATGACGCTGCGCAGCTAAACGATCCAACCAAATGGAATGTCACGCCAGACCAGACTGTTGAAGGACGCATCAATAATCTGACAGATCCGAACAATCCGTTGATTGCGTTGGCACGTACTCGGGCAAAAGAGGAGCAGAATGCGAGTGGTAGACTCAACTCAAGCATGGCCGAGACGGCTGCCGATGTCGCCGCCTATCAAGCCGCCTTGCCGATCGCGCAGTCTGACGCAGCAACCTTCTCCAAGTCGGCTGGATACAACGCCGATCAGTCCAATCAATTTGCGGTGCATAACGTTGATTCGACCAATACATCCAGACAGTTCAACGCAGGCGAACAGAATAAGCTTTCCGGACAGAAGATGGCTTCGGATACGGCTTTGGCGCAATCCAAGCTGCAATCGGATACGAACATTGCGACTGCCAATCTAAACGCTGGAACTGACAGAGCGAAAGCCGAGTTGCAGGCCAACATACAGCGTGAGATGGGGTACTTGGATAACCAGACCAAGATCAATCTTGCCAATCTTGATTCCGCTACGCGCACGAACTTGGCTGAGGTCGAAGCCAATTACAAGCAATTGATGCAGTCGAATGCCTCTGCCTCTGATTTGTACCGTCAAATTACGCAGAACATTACCAATATTTCTGGTAGCACGACGATGAACGAAGAGGCGAAGCGCACAGCGATCAATAATCAATTGGCGCTTTTGCGTTCCGGTCTTGGCATCAACGGCAAGATTAGCAATTTGAATCTGGATGATCTTCTTGATTTTAGTACGGTCGACACTGGATCAAACGGCAATTCTTCTGGTGGTGCGGCATCTATTCCGTCCAAATCATCAACAGCTACCAATGCCTCCAATCCTTATGAAATACCGTTAGGTGCCGGCGGTATTTGATGATCACGTTTCAACGCGAAACGTTATTTGATGTCATCGAAGACATCGATCATCTTTTAAAGATTCATCATGAAGAAGTGTCTCCCTATCGGGTCGAAATCGATCCGATGTGGAGCGATTATGCCGTTCTTGAGAGGATGGGAAGATATGTTTTATTCACCGCTCGATGTGATGGCGTATTGGTTGGTTACGCAGCATTTTTCTTTAATAAGCATTTTCACCATGCAGGGCTTACCGTTGCCATCAGTGACGTCTTGTTCCTGCATCCAGAACACCGAAAAGGAACTGGCGCAGGCATTGGTCTGATTAAGTTCAGTGAATTTGAGCTGAAGAAAATCGGCGCAACCAATATCAATTGGCACGTTCCTGAACATCTTTCCGCGGTCATGCGCCATTTGGGGTATGACCGTTTGGAAGCAGTCTACGGCAAGAATTTATAAGGAGAGTTACACATGGCAATTGCAGCTATTGGTGCCGTTATTGCTGGAACCGCGACGGTCGTTGAAACCGTGGCGGCTGTCGGCACGGTGTTATCAGTGGTTGGCGCGGCGACCGGCAACAAAGATTTGATGAAAATCGGCGGTGTTATGGGATTGGTCGGGGCCGGCATCGGATTAGCTGAAGGTTTGGCGAATGGCGCATCCGCCGTCGCAGAACCATTTGTTGACGCAACTGGAGCCGCAGAAGCGACCAATTCATTGGCTAATACTGCGGCTAATGTAGCGGAGTCTGGCGTTCCTGTCGGCGCCGAATCGGCAAGTGGAGTTCCCGATACGACTGGAATCGCCAGCGATACATTCAATGCTGGTAAGGATTCGCAGCTTGCCAATGAACAGATGGCCAATAGCGCTTCTCCGGATATGGCAGCCCAAGCCGATCGCACGGTGAATACGCTGGACTTGACCGACAGCTCCGGCAGTGGCGCAAGTGATTCTGCAAGCGGCACCACAAGTGACATCAATTCTGCGCCCACATCCTCCGCGCAGAATTTGGCGAGATCACAGGCTGATTTATCGGTGAAAACGCCAGATTCCCCAGTTGCTCCAGATGCGCCGAATGCGCCAACATCGCCAGCCGATGCCGAGAAGTTAGGAACTGGCATTCAAGATTCCAAGGGATTTTTTGGCAAGACGCTGGATTTCTTGAACGACCCGAAAAACAAAAATTTGATTACGCTAGGCGGCAATGTGTTAAGCGGCATTCAAAAAGGGCAGCAATTTGATCAGCTATATGATTTGAAAGCACAAGAAAACGCACGTGCAAATCAGATGTTGGCAAATGGTAGCGCTCAGCCCGCTATCAACATCCGAGTCAATCCGAACGCAAATGTGTTCTCCAATCCAGCGCAGCAATACAACGGCATCATCCCGCGAGTAAGAGGTTAAACATGTTAGGAAAAACCACCAACAAGCTTCTCCAAAAAGTTGAGCAGGATGCAGAAAATGCCGTGCCAGCCGAATTGAGGTCCGCATTCCAGCGCATTTTGCAAGCTGGATTGACCATCATCTATGCGCCAGAAACGCGTGATGAATTAATGCAGGAATTGAACAAGCCTGGTGATATTGCCGAGAATATCGGCGAAGGCGCAGCTAAACTGTATGTGCTTTTGTTGAACAAATCCAAAGGCACGATGCCGCCCAAGGCAGGCGTCAAAGCGGTGACGGTTTGCATGTGCGAAGTGCTGGGATTTTTGGAAGAAGCTGGCAGAGTCAAGGTAACGGCTGATGTCGTTGACAATGCAACCAAGGCAATGTCTGCCTATATTCTGCAACTCATGCACGTAACGCCTGACAAGATGCATCAGTATCTGCAAGCCGGCGCCCAAGCGGCCAACAAGACTCAATCTCAACCATCCTCCATCATTGCATCCGCACAGCAAGGAACTTAACCATGTCGATCATTATGAACGCAATCGGCGGCTTTGGTGAAGGCTTGCAATCTGTTGGCAAGGATTTGCAAGATCAAGACATGGCGCAGTTAAAGTCAAATCTTGAATTGAACCGCCAAGAAGCATTGGCGCAATTCACGAATAAATTGGCGGTTGACACAGAAAACCAAAAGCGTCAATCGCAGGTTGATCGTATTGGTTCGGCTCAGAAGGACATCATCAATCAGCTTATCGCGCAAAAGGCGAACAACAAATACGATTACACGGATGAGAGTGGTAATTCCAGTCCTGCTTCGTATGATGAGTTGCCTGATGATGATAAAGCCAATCCTGAGTTTCAGCCGACCGATAAGGAAAAACAAGCGGCCTATCGTGAAGCTGCCATCAAAACAGGTGATCTTGATCCGAAAACGGTCATTTCAACTTCCAGCAAAGAAGATATTGCGGAACTTAAAAATGATGCTTATCGAGACAAGATCGCCATGTCTGAGAGGGTCGCGCAAATCGCCGCACAATCACGTGTCGACGCAATGCAAATGCGCTTGGATGCCGAGAAAGATAAGCGAGAGAACGGAAAAATCAGCGCGTCCATTGCCACCGCAGGGCTTACCAGCGAAAACAAGAATATCGATTCTACGACGCGCCTCATCAACACTTTGACGCGCCAAATGGCGGATCTTCAAGGCGCTAAAAATAAACCTGAGCGTGACCGCATCCAGGCTGAAATTGACGGGTACAAGGAAGAAATCAAGGAAAGTAAGCGAAACAAATCCATCTACCTGCGTCAGCTTGGCATTACGTCGGAAGATAAGCTGCCTGAGCAAAATGATGATCAGAACGCTCCTATCGGCGTTCGTCAAAACAACCCAGGCAATCTGAGAAATCCGAACGGCACTGGCTTTCAATCGTTCAGCACGCCGCAACAAGGTTTCGACGCGCTACAAAATCAGTTGCTGCGCTATGCGCGCGGTAGCACCACTGGGAAGCCGCTCGATACCGTGCAAGACATCATCAGCACATGGGCTCCTCCGTCAGATAACAATGACACTGCCGGCTATATCAAAGAGGTTTCGGCAAAGCTTGGTGTGGCACCAGACGCGAAGCTGAATATCGCGCAAGATCCGGATATGTTATTGAATCTTTCCAAGGCCATTGCGGACCGCGAAGTGGGTCCCAAATATGCATCCAAGTTCTATGGCGCGTCGTCGCGGTCTGCCGTCGCATCCAATAATGATCCTCTCGGAATCCGCACAAAGAGCTAATCAATGAATATTGCTGAGTTCAAGTCGCAGTACCCGCAATATGAAGATATGTCGGACGCAGATCTGGCAGACGCATTGCATGCGAAATATTACTCTGACATTCCGAAGTCCGCATTCTTCGAGCAAGTAGGACTCCCCGCGAAAGCCGCTGAGCCGGCATCCCCATCCTCCAATCCCAAGATCGATACCGTTTCTAATCCGATGGCAACGGACGATCAGCCGAAGAAGGGATTATTTGACACTGCGGTAGATGCAGTCAAAGGCGTTGCTTCGAATGTCTACGAAGGCGTCAAGCACGATCTAGGCTTCGATGAAGGCAAGTCTGTCATGGATAACCTGCCCAAGCAGGCTCCTGTAGATCGGAAGGGTACGGACAACCCAAATCTAGGGCCGTTGCGCGCCGATTACGTCGCGCGCATGTCCCAGCAAATCAATTCTCTTCCTCTTGATCAACAAGCTGATTTATCGAAGCGCGACGATTCCGTTGGCAAAATCGCCAAAAATGTATTCGACAGAAATGCGCAAAACCAAAGCAACCAAGCTGCCGGCGTTCCAGAGAATTTAACGGATGCGCAAACCGCACAGCGCGTATTGGCGCAGGGCGGCGATGGCATGCAAGATGTCGGATTTTTTGAATCAACTGGCCGTGCAACTGGCGAAGAGTTTGCTGGATTTGGCAAAGCTATCAATCTGGCGGTCTCTGTTCCAGCCATCGTTTTTGACAAGGTGAAAAGCGCTGTCACTGGCGAGAATTCAACCGGCGCACAGGACTGGGCGTTCAAGCAATTTGTCGATCCAACACAGCAGGCAGTTGATTGGTATGCGCTAAAGCCGCAAGAGCGGCAGAATTTTGTATCGAAAGTTGGTTCTGGAATCGGTCATTTGCTGGCTGATCTCCCGCTCATCATTGCGTCAGGCGGCACATCTGAAGCGGCACCAGCCGTTGAGGGCACGGTGAGCATCTGGAAGCATCTAGGCCAATCCCTTGATCATGGGCTTACCGCCATGCGGCCGGTTATGGTCAAGGCAGGCATGGATAAGGCCGAACAGATCCTTAACAAGGGCGGCACCGTTGAGCAAGCGATTGAGGGCGGCACGACCGCAGCGCTTTTAACTGGTGCTTCCGGTGCGGTTCCGATGTCACTGGAAGGATCACTATTAAAGCGCTTGGCGTCCGGTGTACCGGTTGGCATGGCACTTTCTGAGGTTCAAAGGCAGGCTCAAAACGTTGTCATGCCTGACAACATGCAAGAACCCTTCTCATTAGAGAATGATCTTGTCGGTGGTGTGACTGGTGCGTTAATGGCGGGAACCATGGGCGGCGGCAATCTTCGCCCAAATCTTTCGCGCGCAGAGCTTGGCTATCGTCCGAATCGCACGCCCATGGCAGAAGCGGTTCATGAAGCCATTCCAGATTTGCAAAGGGCTTCTGATATTCAGCCTGCGGCAGAACGCCAAGTTATCAACGCGCCTGAATCCTCGATCGCCGACATTGCAAAAGCGAAGTCCGTTGATGAGGCAATTTCTTCCGCAGTCAAATCCGTTCCAAATATCGATGCCGAAGCAGTAGGGCTCAAGGGCGATGATTTGGCGCGTCATTTGGAAGATTCCAAGACGACAATCGAAAGCGTTGCCGACCAATTGAAAGCTATTCGCCCTCTGGAAGAGGTGCGAGACCTGGATACTCCTAAAGAAGAGGAGCGTTCAGTCGTTGAGAAAAATCCTGTTGAATCTATGATGGCTCCTGAGTTGGAGCGCACTGAGCCGATGGATATGGCGGGCGAAACAGCGCAATTCTACAAACCGCCTGGACTAGATAAGGCTATTGCTGATGGCGTCATTCCGTCTTCTGTCACGCCATTAGAATTCAAGCTAGAGCCACGCACATTGACCGAGCGCGAAAAGTTAGAACAGATGCGCAATGTCGCAGGTTTGAACAGGGCTCTTTCCGCCGAAGGAATGCAGGCCGTTACGCCAGTCTATGAACCGCCTAGTGCCAATCATGCGATTGCCCGTGCCGTTGCCGATGCGTTCGGTGCCAAGGTGCAATTCATCAGCGGGGCCAGCGGATTCGATGGTGTTTCTCACCGCGGCATTGCCTACTTGTCCGACACCATGCAAAAGCCTGAATTGGCGATTTCTGGCCATGAGGTCTATCACGCACTTGAACAAACTAATCCCGATCTTGCTGGGCGATTGCTGGATCAGGTCCGTGCTTACCTGCACGATAATGTGATTGAAAACCGTCAGAAGTGGGAACAGGAACAGGCAGGCAAGCCGGTTTCAGAGCGCTATGCCGCTGGCGAAGTCATGGCCGATTTGAACGGTGCCATGTGGATGGATCACCGCTTTTGGCGCGAGATGATCGAACGCGACGAAAACCTTTTCCGTCAAGTCGCCTATCGCTTTATGGAAGTCGCGACGAAGGCAGTCGATGCGTTGACTGGATCGCGCTTTGATGCCTCTGCACTGGTGAAGGATGTAGAGGTCGTTCGTTCTTTGATTGCGCAGACTTGGGCGGAACACAACCAAGCACGGGATGCCGCCCGAAGTGAGTTTGCTGCAGAAAGATTCGAGCCGCAGTTTTCACGCGAAGAGCCAGATGTCATTATCGGGTTTCCCTTGGGCGAAATGGTGAACCATCCTGATTATCAGGCTGCCAAAGCAGGCAGCACAGAGGCCGCTATTCGTGTCGTGCGGGATATTGTCACGCCTGAATTCATTGCCAAGATAAGGGCGCAAATCGGTGATGAAAAACCCATTATTCAGCCGGTGGCGGCGATTGAAGCGTCTGGTAAAAATCGTATTCCGTCCGTTGCTGCGGCGCGCATCGCATCAGAACTTGTCTTGCCTGTTGGTGACCAAATTGTTCAGTCAAGCAGCCCGAAGCGGACTTCCCTGCAAGGTCTTGACCGTGTTTTCAATCGACCTGAATTTGACGGCGAAGTAGAAGCGGGGAGGTCATACTTCCTGATTGACGATACTGTTACACAAGGCGGCACTTTCGCTGCGTTGTCAGACTATATTGATGGCCATGGTGGTAACGTTATTGGCATGGCAGCATTGACAGGTAAGCAGTACAGTGCAAGAATTGGATTAACTGACTTAACGTTAGGGGCACTTCGTGAAAAACATGGCGACATCGAACAGCATTTCCAAGCCGCAACGGGGCGCGGATTCGACTCGCTCACAGAATCCGAAGCCCGTTATCTCGCAAGCTTCAAACCGCCTGAGTCCGTCCGAGATCGAATCCTTCAGGAAGGACAATCAGCGCACGATCGAAATGGCGAAGCAGGCCTTTCGCAAGACGAAGTAAATCAGCCGAAGTTCTCGCGCACAAGCGAAGAAAATCCCCCGTTCTACTCCCACCTAGAACGTCAAATCCAGCAAGCCCCCGCCAAGATCGACAACGGTCCTGCGCAGCAGTGGAAAGCCTGGATACTCTCAAACGCCAGCAAGCTCGGCATTAAGGCCGAAGAAATCAAGTGGTCCGGTATTACGGATTACCTCGATTTGATGGGAAAGCAAAAAGTCTCCAAGGAACAGATCAGCGAATACCTCGCGCAAAATGGCGTTAAGGTGACGGAGATCATCAAAGGTGAAAATCCGGAGCCTATGCGCAAAGGTCGGGAGCTCGCGGAATCGCATGGGCACGATTGGGAAAGTCTGTCGATTGCTGATCGCCGTCGCTATACGCAGCGCGCCAATGGCCATTCCTTGGTCGAAGATATTCCAAGCGAAACCAAATATGGCAAGTACACCTTGCCTGGCGGCGAGAACTACCGCGAATTGCTGCTGACGCTGCCGAACCGCATTGGTGACAAACTCGCTGAGTTGAAGCAACGTCGTGCTGCAATCGAAGAGCCGTATCAGCGTCGCGGTGAAGACTTGCCAGAATCCGTTCTGCCGGAGTGGAAATCTCTTAACAAGCAGATCAATGAACTGCAGTCGCAAAAGCCCACCGATTATTCTTCCTCCCACTGGGACGAACCAAACATTCTGGCGCATATTCGCTTCAACGACCGCACCGATGCCGATGGCAAGCGTGTGCTGTTCATCGAGGAGCTGCAATCGGATTGGGGCCAAGAAGGCAAGAAGAAAGGCTTTAGCTCAGTAGATGCGAATAAACCCGTCGTCGTTTTCGATGCTAAAACTGGTGAAAATGTCGCTCGGTTCAAAACTGGCGCTGAAGCAGAAGCGTACATTACTCAACATGACCCTAAAATGGTGATGTTGGACTACGAAGATACTACTGCGCGCGGCGGAATCGAGAAGGGCAAAATCCCTGCAGCCCCGTTCGTCACCAAGACCGAAGCATGGCTTTCTCTCGGCATCAAGCGCATGATCCGCTACGCGGCAGAAAACGGCTATGACCGCATTGCATTCGTAAATGGCGAGCAGTCATCTGCACGGTATGACCTGAGCAAGCAGGTTTCAGATTTGACCGCGAAGAAGTGGGACGACAGCGGAAAGGTCGGAATTACCTTCACCGACAAAAACGGTAATACCCATGTGGCTGGCGAGTTCAAACCCGATGAGCTTGAGGGCGTGATCGGCAAAGATATGGCAAACAAGGTCATTGCCGACTTGTCGGATGCGTCTGATGGAACAGTAAAAAAATATTCCGGCCTTGACCTGAAAGTCGGTGGCGAAGGCATGAAAGCCTTCTATGACAAGATCGTGCCGCAGACTGCGAATGAAGTGCTGAAGAGGCTTGGCGGCGGGAAGGTCGATTCGTCTATTATCAAGACCGGCAATGCGCCTGACCATGTTGTTGCTCAATATGCAGACCAGCCGGACCATCCGTTCACAAAGGCTCAACGGTCAACGAATCTCGGCTTCGACATCACGCCAGAGATGCGCGACCAGGCTATGCAGGGCCAGCCATTATTCTCGCGCACTGATCAAACACAAGAGCCAACCGAGCGCCTGACTGATCGTGCCTCTGCCAAACTCTCTGAGTTCATGAAGGTGCCGAAAGAGTTTATGTCAGACTTGAAGCTTCTGACGGTCCCGATGGCGGAAGGGACAGATGTTGCGCGCAAGATGGCCAAGGACTACGCCAACCAAGAACGCAAGGCGCAATGGCAGTGGACTAAGTTCGACGAGATTCTGAAAAAGAACTTCAGCGAAGAGCAGCGCCGTCGCATGTGGGAAGCTGCTGACCAGGAAAACGATTTGCGTCGTGAAGGCCGCACCTCTGATACTGATGGATTGAACAGCCTGACGCCTGAAGAGCGCGAAACCGTCGAAACTTTGCATGCTTATGGAGAAGCGCTGATTCAGCGTGCGCGTGACAATGGTATGTTCGAAGGCGAGGGTGTGCCGTATTGGACGCCACGCATGGCGGTCATGGTCAGCGAATCAGGCGAATATACACGCCCGAAATCAGGTGGTGAGGGCGCCAGCGGCGATGTCGGCCGCAATATCACGACTTCCGCATCGAGCCTGAAGCACCGGAAATATCTGACCAGTGCTGAGACTGAAGCTGCCATGAAGGTTCGTTTGGCCGAAGAAGGCAAGGAAGTGCAGCTTGTGCGCGACATTCGTACCATGCCCATGGCCATGGCGAGACTTGAGCGTGCGATTGCAGGGCGCGAGTTGATCAACCAGATCAAGGCGCTCGGCACCGCCACGGGCCGCGAGTTGGTGACGAATGCAGAAGGACCAGGATTCTTCACAATCGACCATCCTGCATTCAAGTCTTGGCGCCCGAAGTTCGTGGAAGAGGATGGCCGCATGGTGTCGGCGCGCGATCAGAGCGGCGAGATGATTTTCGAGAAGTCACCCCTGTACATTAGCAATGAGTTCAAGGGGCCGCTGAAAGCCGTCATGTCGGTCAAGCCGAATGCCGTTTATCAGGGCTTAATGACGCTCAAATCCAAGTCCATGGGTCTGATCATGTACTCCCCGATCATCCACAATGCAGTGGAGTGGGGCCGTGCGATTCCTGCGATGGATACTAAGGGAAAGCTGACTCTTGGAATCTATACCTACGTCACTGGCAACAAGGCCAAGAATACGCCGGAAGTCATGCGCGAGGCGATCGATCATGGTTTAGTGCCGATCGGTGGTCGCGGCGCGCATATGGACATCACCGGAATCATGGACGATCCGACGCTTGAAGTCGGCCGTAGCTGGACAGCCAAGGCATTGGCCGCACCGGTATCGTTGATTTCTGAACGTGGCGCACTGCAGGTCAAGAAAGCTGTAGACGCTGCCGGCAAGTTCTGGCACGAGACGCTTCTATGGGATCGCGTGGCCGACCTGCAAATGGGCTTGTATGTCTCCATGAAAAATAGCCTCATCAATAAGGGCATGGCTGAGAACGATGCCGCTTACATAGCCGCCCATTTTGCGAACCGCTATGCCGGCGCGTTGCCGCGGGAATCGATGTCGGAAGGTGCACGTCAATTCCTGAACCTGACACTGTTCTCCCGCACCTTCACCATGGGCAACTTAGGCGCCATGAAGGATATGATCGCAGGCTTGCCAAAAGACGTGCAGGCGCAGATCAGAATGTCGAGCGGCGAGCTCGCTTTGCAGGCGGCGCAGAGTTTCGCGCGCAAGAAAGCGATTGCCACGTTTATTATTGACGTCGGCTTGATGTACGTAGCAAACTCGATGTTCCAGGACTGGCTGGAAAAGCAGCGTGGCGACAAGACCTGGACACAGATCGCCCAAGGCTACAAGGATCGTTATGGAAAGTTGGCAGATAAATTGGCCAAAGATCCTGTAGCCGTTCTGGCGCATCCGTTCAATTCACTGGAAAGCCTGACTTCTACTGGTGAGAATGAGCCCGGCAAGGAAGAGCGTATCAAGTGGGGCGAAGATTCGACCGGCACGAATATTTATGTCCGCCTGCCGACCGGTAAGATTGGCGAGGAATTCGCCAATTATGCCGACTTTCCGACTGGCACAATGAAGCAGTTGAAAGCCAAGTTCTCTACCTTCCTACGTCCGTTGTATGAGACCGTGACCAATGACAAGGGCGCCGGCCAAAAGGTCTATGATGACAGCAAGGATGCGTCGACTGCCAAGAACATCGGCAAGGTCGTCGTCAACTTCCTGAAGGCCCAGGTGCCCAGCGATCAGATTGTGGCGGCTTATGATCTATCCACAGGCCACGGCGACGAAATGGATGTCAAGAAGATTGTCGGTCCGTTGTTCGGTCTGACGTTTAGCAAGGGCGCTCCAGGCGGTCCTGCTGTGGGCGAGATGTATTCCGAAGCGCGGGAACATCAAAACAAAGTCACGCAAATCATGCCAGACGTGAAACGCGCATTGAAGCTTGGTGACGAGGACAAAGCGCGGGAATTGCTGGAGTCGGTTGATATGACGTCGAAGGAGATCAACACGGTCATTCGCCATATCGAATCGCCAGAGACAAGACTATCGATGGGGGCGATGAAAAATTACCAGCGCCATGCCACGGAAGAATCAAAAGAGCGGATGCAGAATTACAAGTGATCGTAAATAAATAGTCCAATCGCCGCACCGATGATGGTCAGCAAAGCATAACCAACCAAGCTGGCTCGCTTGTGCAGGAGCCAGTAGCTTATGCCGGCAATGCAGAACATCAGCAAGGCAGTGAGTGTTTTCAATTATCGAGGAAGTTCATGCGTTCAATTTTCGTTTTGTTGCTCATCATTCCGCAATTCGCATTTGCTCAATGCAATCCGCCGCGCGACAAGTACGGGCACATCAAGCGCAGTAAGACCGTGCTGTCACATTTCCGCAAAACCGTGCCATGCCCGGCGACCGGCAAAACGGGCAAGCGTTGTGCTGGCTACGTCATTGATCACATCAAACCACTCGCATGCTGCGGATCTGATTCCGTCGACAACATGCAGTGGCAGACCGTTGCCGAAGCCAAGGCGAAGGATCGCTGGGAGCGCAAGGCTTGCGGCGCAAGCGACTGATATATCGACGATCTTTACTATATCAATTCTCCTTGTTCTGCTTGTCGATCCAGGCTTTAACTTTTTTCTCCATTGTTGAGTAAGCCAGTTCGCGCGTTACGCCCCATGCTTCGCCAAGAGAGGTATTTGATTGATGATCGACAGTTTTATCGCCGTCATCGGACAATTGATAAAGATAATTGAGTTTGGCGACGTAGCTATAGTTGCTACCAATTGGATTGTCTAATTTTTCGACTTTGATTGAATAATCAAATTTTTTCATTTCTCTTCCCGTGCCTTGATTTTAATCACTGCCAATATTGCCAGTCGAATCATACACTTGTCGGCGGCTTTGCCTGGTTATCCACAGATTCATTCACAGGAATTGTGGATTGAGCGAGTTACGTGATCAAGGACAGTCACGACCTTTTGCTCGAATATCTGCGTTATTGTGACCTCATGCCCAGGATTGATTTTCATGATAACCCTTGTGGCGTCAGAGGAAATTTCTACAGGTTCGCGCAGGCTGTATTCTTTCCCATCATGCGTGATCGATCTCAGGATTGTGCTCATCATTCCTCCTTAATCACTTTGGTGCCGGCCTTAATAATCGCGCCAGGATCGCTTGATGCGCTCCATGTAGCGCCTACTGAAAAAGCTTTTCCTTCGCCTGTAGATTGCAAAGGAGAGGAAGCTTCCGATCTTACCGCCTCCCACTTGCAACCCAAAGACGTGCCGCTTTTCATGAGCTTGCCGTCAATCCATTTGTAGATGGACCCGCCCACAATTGCGACACCTTGCATTGGCCGACTTAAAAATTCATCGGCTTGCTTTTCTCTGAACGCTTCTTTCTCGGCCTCGGCTTTTGCTTCTTCCTCTTCCGTGGTTGTGAATTGATATTCACCACCATTCAAGGCTGAGCAAATGGTAATGGCATTCTCCTCGCTAAAGCATTCGCAGATCGATTCCGAATCATCCTCTGTATCAACGATGGTATGCGTAAAGCAGCAATGGCCGCTCTCCGATTTCCTGGTGATTTTGTAACGCATTATTCCTCCGTATCCGGCACTTCATGGCCGAACGTTTTGTAGATGTATGCGCGCATTGCCGCGATGAGTGGAGTTGGGCCAATGCCAATCCTGTTTTCCTGCAGGATCTCATCCTCGCAATACGCAGCCCAGCCTTCCAACCCTGGCGCAGGCCCGTTTAAGTCAATTATCTCGCGCTCGATGATCGGGCCGCCATATGCCCAGTTCGACGAATATTCTTTTATCGTTACCCACTTCGATGCAGCGATAAGGCGTTGCATATCATCCGCTCTCACCATCGGCCGGCCGTCGATCAAAGTCGGGGTTAGCCCTTCAGCTTTCGCCACCCAGTAATCAAGCCTCGCGCCGGTCAGTTCGGATACCTTCATTGCTCGCCCAAGCATTCAAGCGCCTCGTCGATCGCCACATCCAAATCATAATGGACGATTTGATATGAGCCGATAGGCGTATCCGGATAGAACGTCAATTCGATGATCGTGTCAGTTTCGATGATTCGCTGCCGAACGTCATCCGGGATATTTGGCGGGCACTCCCATCGCGCGATTTCGCCAAGCTTTTCTTGTGGTGATTGGTAATAATCGCGATGCTCGTTGACGGTCAAAAATACGCCGCATTTACAGCGTTCCAGTAGTGTCTTGAGCTTGTCCATATTTTCCTTTTTCGCATAAAAAAACCCACCGCTAGATTAGAAATTGTCTAATATCCAGTGGTGGGTTTACATACAGACGAAGCTGTAAGTATTTGATTCGATTGGTCGGGGCGGCGTGATTCGAACACGCGACCCCTTGCACCCCATGCAGAGCTATATCGGATGGAAACGCACGACTGGTGCGGGTTTGCCGTTTGTGTGTCTAATATACAGTGCTTTTTCATTTACCTTGCATGCCCCATAAACTGGGGTTTCGTGGGTTCAGATTAGACAGATTAATGCCAGTACAGGGCAATCTTTGTATCGTCCGGCAGCTCCTGCAAATACGACCATGCAGCTCGATTTCTTTGGTCGCCGACCACATCGTCATGGTGCTCAAGGTGCCTCAGCTCGCCAGCCAGCACATACCTTAATCGGTCCCCGTATGGCGTTTCGATGGTCAAGCCGTAATGCGGCTCCTCGAACTTGTCATCCCTGCTGAGGTAAGACGAGAAGTTATCGGGGGCTAGCCGAATGTTGCTGCTTTCAATCTTGGCAATATCCTGAAACAGATCTGGCGCGCGGCCAAGGGGCAAAATTGTGAAGCTAAAGTACGGGCCGTCAAACGGCAAAAGTTTGAGGTCAACTCCCATTGCTACTCCTTCCATGGCAATTTCATGTCAATCTCGGACAGCTCCGGGATCACGTCTTTAATGTAGATTTCGCTGGTCTTGCTCGATGTGTGCACCAGGCGCTTGCGAATCTCGTCCTTCTCCTCGCCGGTCCTCGCGGCGTCAGTGGCGGCCAGCGCACGCAAGTCGCGGAACTGGATGCGTTCCTCTGGTGGCGAATCCTTGTCGATTCCGAGCCTGTCGCGCGCGCGGTCCCACATCGAGAATAACCCCGATTTCGTGTAGGCGCCGCCTTTCCGAGTGCAGAATAGGTAAGGGCT